ATGCCGCTCGCCCGCATCGATCTTCGCAAAGGTAAATCCGCCGACTACCTGCAACGTGTCGGCGAAGCCATCTACCAGGCCATGCGCGCGGTGGGCGTGCCGGAGAACGACCGCTTCCAGATCTTCCAGCAGCACGACGCCGGCACGCTGATCTACGACCCCGGCTATCTGGGCGTGGACCGCACCGACGATTTCATCTGCATCCAGATCACCTGGAACGAAGGGCGTACGCTGGAGCAGAAGAAGGCGTTGTACGCTGGCATCGCCGATGGACTGCACGCGGCGGTGGGCATCCGCCGCGAGGATGTGTTCATCAATCTTGTTGAAGTAAAGAAGGAGAACTGGTCCTTCGGTAATGGCGTGGCGCAGTACGTGAGTTGATGCGCGGAAAGCACCACGCATGGCGTGAATCTACACTTCGCTGCCGACCTGTTCGCCTTCGCTGGCCGGGGCATTGCTGGCCGCTTTTACTGCGTCGGCGCTGTTGTGTTGTTCGCATTCGATCCGCGTGACATAGCCCTCGCTGCCGATGCTGTGCTCGGCACGCTTGACCAGCCACTGCCCATCCACGCCCTCGCGGAACCCCTGCATCACCACGGTGGCTTCGGCCATCAGTGTTTCGCGGCCGGGCAGGGTGTAGCTGAGCGTCCGCGTCTGCCGTGCCTGTTCGCGATGCTTGGCGCGCGCCGCCGCTTCTGCGCTCTCCCGGTCGGCATAGGCCATGCGCAGGCGCATGATCGGTTCACCGCTGCCGACCTTCACTTCCTGGCGCTTGGCACTGCGCACGTCGCGGTAGTACGCAATGGTGGTACCGGCATCTTCGCGTGCGGCAAGGGTTACCCGGTAGTCGCTGCCATCGGCCGGGGTGAGGGTGACATCGGGAATGCGCTCGCCGCTGGCGCTGGTGGATTCGCCCCGCTTCACGAACACCAGGCGCCCGCCTCCGGGCTTGGCGATGGCATCGTGCTGTTTGGCCAGGCGCAGCAGCAGGTTCATGTCCGACTCCTGCGACTGCACCGTCAGCGGCAGCACGATGGTCGCCAGCGATGCGCTCACCGCTGCGTTCAGCCCATGCTCGCCGGCCATGCGTCGCACCATGTCGCCGATCGTGGTGCCCTTCTTCCAGGTGCGTGTCTTCTGCGTCTGCAGGTCGCTCTTGCCCCCCTTGCTGGTCTCGAACGGTGCCGCGCGGGCGCGCAGCGTCATGCTGCCGGGAAAGCCGGAGATCTCCACCTCGTCGCAGATGTACAGGCCTACGCGCCGCACTTCGCCGTCATAGCCGATGAAGGCCTCCAGTTCCGCGCCAACCGGTGGCAGCTGGATCGGATCGGACGGATCGTGGTCGGCCAGCTGCAGTTCCAGCGTGTCGGACGTGTTGCCGGTCTCGTCGGTGATGCGCAGCGACTTGAAGCGCGCCATGATCTTGTCGGTGATGTCCTGGCTGTTGGCCACCACGCGGAAGGCCGGTGTGATGTTCAATCCCACAGGGCGACTCCCTTGCGCTCGCTGGCCGGGCGCTGCACCTCCGGCAGGGTGATCGCTACGCCGGCAGGCAGTACCGGGCCGCGTGCGGCCAGGCCCGGGTTGGCATCGAACACCGCGCGCAGGATGGCCGGTGACTGCTCGCCATAATGCGCGTACGCGATACGGTCTACGACGTCGCCGTCGCGGGTGCTATACGTTCGTGCCATTGCTGTGCTTCCGCAGTGAAAGGGTGAATTCCTGTTTCAGGATCGCGCTGTCGGCGGTGAACTCGCTGGCGGTGGCATCGATCTTCTCGATGACCCACAGGCCCAGGTTGCCGCCCTTGCCGGTCAGCAGTCGATGAGGCGTGCCCTGCGCGGCCAGCTTGCGCAGCTGTGAGAGCTCATTGCCGGCGCCGCGGAACTGGTAGTAGATGACGCCCGGCAGGGTCATGCTGGCTGAGCCCGGTCCGGTGTACTGCAGGGCCGCCATCTGGCCGATGCGGTCCTGCGCCTGCCAGCGATACTCGTTGGATTGCTGGATCTCCCGGAAGACCGCGGTGTTGAGGCTGAACTTGAAGCCGCCCAGCATCAGCAGGACCGGGGCGTTGCCGGAGTCATTGGCTTTGAACTGCGACAGCAGCTTGTCCACAGTGCCGGTTACGAATTCGCGTTTCATGCTCAGTTCCTGTCTGCCAGGTCACCACGGGCGGCAACCGCGTTGCGACGCTGCAGCTCGTCGGCAGTGCGGCGTGCCACCGATTCGCTGGATTCACCGGGTTGCTGGTGGATGGTGATGTGGTTGGTCTGTTGCTGCTGCACGGTGGTGACGCCGCGTGGAGTGGGCGCGGGCATGTCGGGTGCCGGACGGCCCTGCATGGCGCGGCGCAGGCTGTCCTCCTGCTCTCGGACGGCGGGCCTGTCACCCATTGCCACCGCAACACCGGTATACAACGCATCGTTCAGGCCGCCTCGGCCCTGGGCGCGCATGTTGCTGTATCCAACCACACCGTTGCCGATGCTCTTCATGCCATCGACTGCGCCTTCCTTGAGCTGCCCCAGGAAGCCTGATGCAACGTCCAGACCCTTGCCGACAAGCCCTCCCAGATCACCCAGTGGACCGTCGATCAGCTCCAGCAGGGGCTTCAGTGCATCCATCACCACATTGATCGCGGCGCGGGCAGTCTCCTTCATCGAATCCCATCTGCCGATCAGCGCGGTACCAATGGTTTCGCCCAGGGACATCGCTGCATCATTGAGGAATACGATGGTCTGGATGATGTTGCCGACGGCAGCGATTGCCATGCGGAAACTTTCAAACAGCAGGGTGCCGACGAAGCGGCCCACTTCGCCAACACGCGAGAGCGCGTCGCCGCTGAATTCGACCGGTGCGATCAGCTGGCTGATCCAGTTCCATACCCGGCTGAACACTTCGCCCATTGCCTCCCAGGCCGGGCGCAGTGGCTCGACAGCGGCCATGATCTCGCCCATCGCGGCACCGGCGGAGTCGCTCACCCCCTGCCAGAGTCCTCCGAGGAATGCCTTGATCGGCTCCCAGTATTTGCGCACCAGGATGGCGCCTGCGGTGATCGCTGCGATGGCGATCGTGATCGGCCCGCCACCGATGGCGGCCGCGGCAGTGGCAACCACACGGAAGCCAGATGCCAGGCGCATCGCCATCGGCCCGAAGCGCCCCATCTGTGTCAGCAGGCCGCCACCCCGGAACAGCTGGATGGCCTTCTGCGCAGCCAGGATCGGGCCCTGCAGGAAGGTCCAGGCGTAGCGGGCGCCGAGCACCGCGGTGCGCATGCCCAGCATGCCGACCACGATCTGCGTGGTGTTGGCGATCAGCTTCGGGTTTTCCTGTACGAACGAGGTGACCCCGTTCAGCAGTTCGGTAAGCTTGACCGCGGCCTCGCCCACCGCGGGCAGCAGCGCGGCACCGAAGGCCTTGGACAGGTTGTCCACGGCGATCTTGGCGCCCTCGATCTTCTGCGGGTCGGTCTGCATCGCATCGGCATAGGCTGCATCGGTGGTGCCCGCCGATCCATTCAGCGCCTTGTCGCGGGCTCGAACATAGGTGTCCCAGTTCTCGATCATCGGCTGGACGAAGTTCTTCGCCTGGGCATCGCCGAACAGTGCGCCGATCTTCTTCTGGTCGCCCGCAGTGGCCTGGATGATTCCCTGCATGGCGGCATCGAAGGGATTGCCGCCGCTGGTCTGTGCATCGCCGATGATCTTGCGCAGATCCAGCCTCAGGCTCTTCTTGGCCTTCTCCTGAATGTCCGGCGAGAGCACCTCGGAGATGAAGCTCTTCATGTTGCTGGCGGCCTTGTCGGCGCCACCTGCCGAGTCCAGCGTGGCTTCAAGTGCCGCACCCAGCGTAGCCGTCGCCGATGTGCCCTGCAGCTTCATCGCTTCGAACGAGGAACCCAGCACCGGCAGCACCTGGGCCATGTCCTTCAGGCCCAGGCTGCCCTGCTGGCTGTTCACCACCAGCACGTCCAGCGCGTTCTGCATGCGCGAGGGATCGATATCGAACGACTGCTGCAGAGCGGCCGCGGCCTGGGCCACATCATCGATGCTGGCACCGGTGACGGTGGTGGTCCGCCCGACAGCACCGAGGCTGGCCTGGGCCGACTGCGCATCCATGCCGGCGTCGATCATCAGCCTGATCGAGCGCTGCAGCTCGTCGGCGCCTTGGTTGGTTGCGCGCGATTGTTCCAGGATCGCCTGGCCAAGTGCGCTGACCTGGGCGCGGCTGAGGTTGGCCGCTACACCGATCTGCTGGTTCTGGCGGGCGAAGCCGGAGGCGTTCTCGACCGGCTTGGCCAGTGCGGTGACGGCGGTACCGAGCGTGCCGCGCGCTGCTTTGAACGAGGCGCCGAGTTTCTCGCGCTTCTCCAGGTTGGCGGTGCGCTTGGCCTCGACACGCTCCAGCGCTTCCTGTGAGGCGCGCAGCGCATCGGCCTGCGCGCGCATGCGGGTGTATGCGGTGCCCGACTTCTTCATCGCGGCGAGCTTGAGCTCCAGCTTGCCGGCTTCATCGCCCAGGCGCTTCACGCCATCATTAGCGAAGGACAACGCGTCCTTCAGCGATTTGGACACCGAGCCGCCGATCGTGATCGTTGTCGTTTGAACGTTATTGGCCATGTACCGGCAACCCCCGAATCCACCAGATGAACTTCGACACCCGCAGCGTCATGATCTCGCGCAGGCCCCAGCCGGTATGTCCGGCCAGGGCAAGCACTCCCTGCCTGATCTGCGGCAGGGTCAGGTGGTAAAAAGCGCCACGCCTGCCTGCAGCCGGGCGTAGTCGCGCAGCGGCATCTTGCGCACGTCGTCCGGCGAGATCTCGCACAGGTTGGCGATCATCCGCACCTCACGCTGGGCGTCGCTGCCCTTGTCGTCCTGGTAGCGCTCCATGTCTTCCACGGTCGGTTCACGCATGCGCAGCACGGCGGTCTCCATGCCGTTGACCTGGCGCGGGCGGGTGAGGGTGATCTCGGCAAAGCCATCGCGCTCGATGACGGTGTCGGTGGGGGTCTTGGTCTTGCTGGACATGGATGCGTTCCTGGAATGCGATGCGGTGCGATGGATGCGGGGGCGCGAGGCGCCCCCGGGTTCTTCAATGCGGCGAGGGTTCAGATGCCCAGTGCGCCGCGGATGCCGGCCAGCACGTCCACGCCACCCTGGCGCGCGATCATGTTGACCACGTCGATCTCCTGCACGACCTGGGCGCCATGGGTCAGCTTGTAGTAACTCAGCGCGAGGTTGACCTTGATCGTGCCCTTCTCGCCAACCTTGGTTTCGCCGCGGTCCAGCAGCTTCACCTTGCCGCGCATGTTGTGCACGACCTGGGTCACTTCGCCGTCATCGCCTTCCAGGGCTTCACGGGCGGTGAAGCCGTATTCCTTGCTTTCGATGACGTGGAACTTGCTCATGATCTCCGCGTCGTCGGAGGCGAACTCGACATCGGCGGTCAGCTTTTCATGGCCGAGCACGATCTCGGTCGGGGCCAGCATGCCGCCGGCCTGGAAGTCCTCGGTCTTCAGAGACAGCTTGGGGGCGGTGAAGGACATCACGCTGCCGGCATAACCCTTGCCGTCGACGTAGAAGTTGAAGTTTTTGCGGATCTTGCGCGCCATGCTTAGAAGATCTCCGAGACGTAGTTGTTGTTCATGTGCATGCGGAAGGTCAGCTGCTCACCCGGGTAGGTCGGGGTGAAGTCGAAGTCCCAGTAGAAGCGGCCCTGGGCCACGCTGTCCGCTGCGTTCAGTTCGGGGTCGATCCAGCAGTTGCCGCCGAGGATCGCGCCCTGGGTCTTCAGGCCGCGCAGGAAGGCATTGACGCCCTCGCGCACGTCATCGACGTAGGTCTTGCTGATGCCGCGGTCGACGGCCCACAGGTGGGCGGCTTCCAGGCTGTCGGCGATGATGTCGGCGGTGCGCACCACGCACAGGAACTGCCACTTCGGATCGATGCTGGTGGTGCGGTTGCCCCACAGGCGGAAGCCCCCTTCGCGGATGACCGTGGCTACGTTGGCCTGGTTCAGCTGGTTGGCGCGGCTGGTGGCATCGGACAGGCCGAAGTCGATCGCACGCGCGGTGCCGACCACGCCGTTGAGTTCCAGGTTCGACGGCGACGCCCACCAGCCGCGCTCGTTGTCGCTGCGGGCGATGGCGCCGGCCACGGCACCGGAGGCATAGCGGGTGACGATGGCATCACCGGACTGCACCAGCAGCGCCGGGTCGACCACGTAGACACGCTTGGAGCCGGTCAGTGCAGCGGTGGACTTGGCAGCGTCGTCGTTGCTGTTCGGGCCATCCTTGATGATGACTGCGCGCAGCTTGTCGGCAATGCCGAGCAGTTCCGCGACGACCGGGTTGGCCAGCACGGCCTCCGGCTTGGCCGGGTCGGCCGGGTGCACATGGGTGAAGCCGGGGGCTACCAGGATGCGCGGCTTGACGCCGACGATGGACTTGGCGGCCAGTAGTGCATGCACGCCTTCGTAGGCGCCGGTCTGGGCGTTCACGCCGCCCAGCACGTTGGCCAGGGTTGCGCTTTCATTGGCACCCTTCTCGACGCGGACGACGACGACGACGGCACTGGACTGGTCGAAGATCGCGTCGAGCGCACCGGGCAGGGTGCCGGCATCGGTGCCGGTGGTGGCCGACAGCTTGGCGGCCTGCGACGGCGAGGTCACCAGTACGGGCGTGTTGACGGGGAACGCTTCGGTGTCGGCCAGCGGTGCGGTGCCGACGATGCCGATCACGCTGCTGGAGGCGATGGCAATCGATCGGGCACCGGTATCGATGTTGACGACCTGTACGCCATGGAGAAATTCGGTCATTCGGGGTTCTTCCTCGGTGTGGGTGTGTGCCGGCTTGTGCAGGCGACGGGGTAATGTTCGGAGAATGTGGTTGTCGGGATAATTGCAGCGGTGGCCCGCTGATCGATCAGACCCAGCCGGAGGCGCTGACGCTTGCGTTGAAGCTGGAAACCTGGGCGATTCCTCCGGCACGACGCAGCGCGACGGAAATACTGACGCTGTCCGACTCGTAGCTGGCGGACCTGGCAGGGACGCTGATCGACACGCCTGCCGACGGTGCCGCCGATGCCGGCACGAACGAGGGAGCACTCGTGCTGAAAGAGGCTTTCGCGGGCGCGGAGCCGGTGATCTGCACTTCGTACTCGGAAACGCTTGCACCTGCCGGAAGCCATTGGCCCGACGCTGCTACCGAGCTGCCTCCATTGCCGCCACCGGCGACGCCCGTGCGGATGGCATAGGTGCCGTCGGCATACATCAGGATCGAGACGGTTGCCGACACGGAGCCGGTGGAGTTGGTCTTGGCGCCATTGCTTGCCGAGTAGCCCTTGCCATGGAATGGCAGCCTGTAGGTGGCGCTGCCGCGGGCCGCCCACAGGTTGGACACGTCCATGCCGTTGATGCGATGGCCTACGTCGGCACGCTTGCTGCCGTACTGGATGTGGGCATAGCGACGACTGAGGTCGGTGCCGCCGATACGGCGGCCCGAGTCCTGTGCCAGTGGACCTTCGACGTACGGATCGAACAGGTCGTCAAAGTCGACTCCGGAAGAGCGATATCCGCTGGGCATGTCAGCGCTCCGCTTTCAGTGCGCGCACTTCGGCGGCCAGCTCCTGGATGGCCTTGGCCATCACCGGCAGCAGCTGGTCGAGCTTGACCGATGCCACGCGCTCGCCCTGGAACTCGACGCCTTCCAGGTCGACCGCTTCCGGTACCAGTTCGGCCAGCTGCTCGGCGACGAAGAACAGGCGGCGACGGCCGTCGTTGTTGTACTCGGGCTTGTAGTGGCCGGCGGCCAGTTCCATTCTCTCTACAGCAGCCAGACCGTAAGGGACGGGGCCGTCGATATCCTTCAGTTTGCGGGAGGAGCCGAAGTCGAAGCCTCCGCTTGTACGCAATGACCCGCTCCGCGAGAGCACAATCGCGTCGGTGAGGTACGTGCCGTCGTCGTTGTAAGACCAGATCTTGAAAGAGCGGTCGCTTTCAACTCCAAGCTGCCATTGGCGTACGCCCGACTGGTACACGGCGTATGCGCCCTGCTGTGATCCGAGAGTCGAGCAGTTGGCGATGAATGCGCTCGGCGCCCCGGGGTTAACCTGCGAAGAAACACTGCCCGCGAAGGAACCTCCGCCGTTCAGGGCTTCGAACATTCCGGACGCTGTGAAAGCGTAGAAGCTACCAACTGACCCGCTATCCGTAGCTGCTCGGACGCTGAATCGACCATCCGCTGATCGGTACAGGTAGCCGGTTGGCATCTGCGCTCCGGCGAGGCTGATTGCGAGTCCGCCGGTCATCGTGTCGCCGGTTTTGCTTACCTTGCTTGCGGGATCGAAATTGCCGCTGGTCCAGACAGTGCCACCCGCGTTGAGCATGGCGGTGTATCCACCCGCAGCATTGGCGAAAGTGAAGTTCGAGCCGTTCTTGAAGATGTAGGAATTGGTGTCCCCGAGTACGAGCACGCCGTCGTTGGCAACGCCGTTCCAACCATAGGAGCGAAGCGAGTTTCCATTCACGCCGACGTGTCCGGTGAACGTTCCGCCACTCTTGTCCATCTTCGTGTCGGGCGCGAAGTTCCCGGCATGCCACATCGCCGATCCATTCCAGCGCGGGCCATCACCATGCTTGATGGTGATCTCGCTGCTGGCACTGCGGTCGGCACTCCAAACGCGCCACAGTCCCGTGTTTGCCCAGCCGCCAATGAACGACTGTTCTGCGCCCGAACTACCGAAGCCGACCAGGGGCGAGCTGCCCGAGATGAACTGCTGGTCGGTGAACGTGTTGCCGCCCCTGGATGCCTTGCCATCCAGTGCCGGCTGCAGCCCGGTCACATCAGCAATCACATGCTTGTGGCCCACGGTGGCGAAGTCACCGGCCAGGGCGAACTCGGAGGCGTGCTTGCCATCCAGGGTGTCGGCGTCCAGGCCGTTGCCATGCCCGGTGTCCTTCAGCGCGGCGCTCTTTAGTTCCAGCGCAGTGCGCGCCGCCGCGGTGTTCGCCGCAGACAGCAGTGTCTTCGCCAGCGCGGTCGGGGCGCTGGCGCCGAAGCGCTTGTCGGTGTAAGCACGCATGCCACGCGGAGTCACCACGCGCTGGGTGTCGGTCGCATCTTCGGCTTCGGTGCTGGTGGCCAGCTCGACCACGCCGACGACCTCGGTGGTGGCCGGTGGATAGAGGAAGCCGGCATCACCGAACTGGATCTGCGTCGTGTCGATCCCGCTGAAGCGTGTGTCGGTGGCCAGCAGCAGCATCGATGCGGCCGACTTCTCCATGATCGGATCGGCCTGGCCGCAGCTGGCGAACAGCGTACCGTCAGCCAGGTACAGGCCGAAGCCGCGCAGCGTGTAGGAGGTGGCGCTGTCATCGCGGATGGTGACGTGCACGGTGTCATCGCCCACAGCCTGGCCGCCGAAGGTGGCGACGCGCTTGATCTCGCCGGGCAGTGCAGTGAGCCCCGCCGACGGCACGAAGGCGGTCGAGGTCAGGCCGATCTGGGTGATCAGGACGGCGTTGGTGCCGGTGTTCGGCGGATTGACCAGCTTGGCGAAGCCGGCATCGGTGATTTTCAAGCGCATGCGGGGGTTACTCTCCGATCAGTTGAAGGCGGCGGAAGGCCGTGGCGTGGGCGGCTGCAAGTGCGCCGACGGCGGCGTCGGCCTGCATGCCCTGGGTAAAGGTGAAATGCGAGCGCACCGGCTTGGTCCGGGTGATTTCGCCGATGACGTCCTCGACGAACATCGCCGTGGCGGACTGGCCATCCTGGTTGGCGATGGTCATCACCGCTTCGAAGGTGTGCGGCGCGCCCTTGGGCTGCAGCTGCCACCACTCGCGGATCAGCACCGAGCCACCGAAGGCGGCCACCACGTCGCGTACGCTGCCTGCGGTGCCCTTGCGTCGCTGGATGGCGATGGCCGTACGCACCCGGGCGCGCTTCACGGCTTCGGGCCAGTAGGCCTTCCATTCGTCCACCGACAGCGCCCAGGCCAGCCAGGGCAGCAGTGCAGTCGGACAGCGGTCGGCATCCCACAGCGCGGTGATGTCCACCGGCAACGGACGCGCAACGATGGCGCGGGCAAGCGCGCGCTCGGCGTGGGTGGCGTTGGCGGGAAGCAGGTTCGCCGCCGAGGGCACCACCACCTGGGCGTCACCATCGATGACCTCGCCGGGCGCCGGTGCAGCGGCCAGGGTGACCCTGCTGCCCTCGATGACGCTGCCCTGCAGCAGCTGCCGCCCCTGCGCATCGGTGCGGAATACCGACTGCAGGCGCGCCAGCGCGCCGCCGGGGTGGCGGAAGGTGCGGTTGCGGCCATCGATCGCGCCGCGCAGGCGCGCGTTGATCAGGCGCGTGCTCGGCTCATTCATCGGTGCCGCCATGGGTCAGGGTCACGCCGGTGCAGTGCGTGGCCTGGGTTCGGTCCACCACCACATCTGCAGCTGGATGGACGATTTCCACGCGCTGCACGCCCTCGGCATGCAATGCGGCGAACAACCCCGAACGGGTGACATCGCGGCCGAGACGATGTGACTCACTGATGTAGCGGTCCAGGCGGGTGCGCGCTTCGGCAAGCACGACCTGCGAATCCGGGCCGGCAAAGGTGAACAGCGTGGCGTCGACCGTGTAGTTGACGATCATTGCCGGCTTCACCAGCACGTGGTCGGTCAGCGGTCGCACGTCATCCGCGCTCAGCTTCGCCTCGACGATGTCGAGCAGGCCCTGGGTGGCGGTGCCATCGCCTTCGCGCGACAGCACCGAGACCACCACTTCGCCCGGTGAGGCACTGGTCGCGCTGGCGTCGAGCACGCGCGGGTCCGCGCTCAGCGCATGGAACACATAGGCACCTTCCGGTCCTGCCACGCTGAATCCTTCCGGACCCAGCTGGATGCGGCGGCGGAAGTCCTCATCGCTTTCATATCGAGGAGGAATGCCCTCCTGCGGTTTGCCCGGGTCGAGTACCTGGCGGACGACGCCGAAGATCGCGGCGAGGTGGTCCAGGTCGCTGCCACCGGCATAAGCCAGCATCACGCCACGCGCGGCGTCGTTGACGCGCTGGCGATCGAGCAGGCGCAGGTAGGTGCAGACCTCCAGGATCTTGAAGGCCGGGTCCGACGGCAGCAGCGCGTCGAAAGTGGGGTCCAGGGCCTGCAGTGCGGTCAGCGATTCATCGAACATGGCTTCGAAATCGAGCACTTCGATGACCGCCGGTGCAGGCAGCTGGGACAGATTGACACTGGTGAACGAGCCGGATGCCACGGTTAGCGAACCTCGATTCCTTCGATGGTGATGGCCTCGCCGTCCGGCAGGTGGATCCCGGTCACTGCCAGGATCATCACGCCGGGGGCGGGGAGGGAGACGTCGACGTTCTCGACGTGGAGACGCGGTTCCCATCGCGCCAGCGCGTCGACGGTGGCCGCGATCAGGTCCATGCGCAGCGAGCGGTTGGTCGGCGCATCGATCAGTTCAAACACGCGTGAACCGTATTCGCGGCGCAGCACGCGGGAGCCAAGGGGCGTGGTGAGAATGTCACGCACGGACTGGTGGAGATGGGCGAGCCCATCCAGTGATTTGCCGGTGTTGGCGTCGATTCCTCGCATGGCCTCTATCGTCGTGGAGTGCAGGTTTTCAGGGCATTGCAGGCGTGGCCGCTCAGGCCTGGGCCGGCGTGGTCGGGGCGGTTGGGCCCTGTGCGGTGTGCTTGTGTGCCTTCAGGCCGATGGCGCCGGCCTTGATCTCGCCGGGTGTGGTGATGTCCTTGCCGGCGCTGATCGCGCCGCTGACATCCAGATCACCGGTCGCCTTGATCGAGGGCGTATCGAGCACGATCGATTCGCTGGCGATCACCTGTGCATTCGCGCAGGTGACGATGACCTTGCCGCTGCCGACATGGACGTTGAGCGTGGTGGTTTCCTGGTCGTACTCGACGGTGCTGCCGTCGGCGAACTCGGTGCGTTGCCGCAGGCGCGAGTCGGCCGGCGGCGGAAAGCGGTCCTGGTACAGGCTGCCCAGTACAAGCGCCTGGCCGGGGTCGCCATAGGGGCACGCCAGCACGACCTGCTCGCCTGGTTCGGGCGCGCACCAGCTGCGTACGCCTGGCCCCGCGCGTCGCTCCAGCCAGGGAATCCAGTCGGTAAGCATGCCGTCGGCATCGACGCGGACGCGCCCGTTCGCTTCGTCCAGCTCGCGTACCACACCGATCATCAGCAGGTTGCCGATCAACCGCGCGTGTTCGGCGCTCATCGTGCGTGCTCCGGCAACGGCAGGTAGCGGGGCTCATGGGCGCGGCCGATCTCCGGCGCGAAGCTGTAGGACGCCTGCGGCACCACGCCACCGGCGTCGTCCCACGGGTTGTCGCCCAGTGCGACCGGCAGCGACCACTCGACGATCCAGGTGCGCAGGCCCGGCTGTGCTGCCGTTGGGTCTTCGGGCAATGCCGCGATCACATCGATCGCACCGCTGGCAACGCCGGGAAAGCGGCCGAGCTGGTGCAGCCAGGTCGCCAGGGCGAGGGCCGCGTTGCGCAGCTGCAGCGCGGCAGTTGCATCGGTTGCCGGCAGCGCAATGCGTGCTTCGAAGCGCAGTGTGGCCTGCAGAAGGCCACTGCCATCATTGTTGTCCCTGCTGCGGTCACAGCGGGTCATCGCCAGCAGGCAGGCCGGCAGAGGCATCCCCTCAGCGCTGGCGTCGCGATGGAACTCGACGCTTGCAAACCCCGGAAAGCGTGCGCGGATTGCGGCTTCGATCGCGGCAATCAGCGGATCGAGCGTAGGAGGGAAGGGATCGTTCGCCATGTCAGCTCATGCAGGGAAGGGAGGAAGGGCGTAGCGCTACAAGGCGCGCGCGGTCTGCAGCCAGTGTTGCCATCACCGCAGTGGGGTGGCATTGCAGGCGTGGCCGTATCCGGCAGGCTCAGTGCGCGGGTGTGGCGCTGCCGCTGCAGTCGGCAGGTGCTGCCGGCGCGGCGCCATTGATGGTGATACCGCGCTGGTTGCCGAGGCTGCACAGCAGCGCACTCAGCTGGTCGGCCAGCGCGTGGTACTGCTGTGCGACGGCAACGTGATTGCGCAGCAGCGCGTCATCGCTGGCCGCGTGCAGGTCCGGCAGGCGGGAAGGGGGAAGCAGCTGGGCAGGTGCGATGCTGAGATCAGCGCGGCAGGGCGTGGCCGGCGTTGGCCTCGCGCCAGATGCGCACGAACTCAGCGTCAGCGTCGCCGCGATCACGGCCAGGAGTCTTGGCATGGGTCTCGATGTCCCGTTGCAGGGTGTTGAACTGTTCGGTGCGGCGGGCCTGCTGGGCCACGCGTTGTGATTCGGCTTGCGCGCCTGCGGCGCTGTTGTCCAGGGCCTGCTGGTGCGCGCGCTGGGCTGCATCGGTGCGGGCCGCCTGCTGCGCCGCCCGGGTGGTGGCAGCGGCAAGGTCCGCGCTGCGGTCGCGCAAGGTCCATCCCAGCCAGGCGCAGCTCGCGTGGCTGCCGGCAAGGACCAGCAGTCCGATGCCCAGCCTCAGTGCCCCGGGCGTCACTGCAGGGCTCCGCCGGCGGCACGGTAGGCCGCGCGTAGCGTTTCCAGTGCGTGCTCCTTCTGCCCGTAGCCGGCGCCTGGCAGCGATGCCCAGATGCGCCGTGCCGCGGTGACGGCGGCATCGAAGCGTCCCAGCCGGATCAGCTCGTAGGCACCGCATTGTCTCAACAGGGCGACCGCCGCACGGTCCTGCGAGACCGGGCCGAAGTCGGGCAGGCCCAGGCGTGCGCGCAGGTCGTCCCAGGTGCTGCGCAGGAACTGGTAGCGGCCGGCGGCGCTGGATTTGATGCCATAGCGCGGCAGCGACACCAGCACGCGGGGATGGTCGCGGTAGTCGGTGAACAACTGGCCGCCGACGATGACGTCGTAGCCGTGGTCACGTGAGCGCTGGCCCGGAATGTCGGTGCCTTCGGACACGGCCAGCATGTCCAGGAACGCAGCGACGTTGGTGCCACCGAGGGCGCTGGCGGCGGCGACGGTCATGCGGCCGCTCCTGGTTGCTTGCGAACCAGGGCCAGCAGGGCGTCTATCTGTACGCTCTGCTGGGCGATCTGTGCACGCAGGGCGCTGACCTCACCGCGCAGCTGCCCGATCTCCTGGGCCATTGCCTCGCGTTCGTGCATCAGTCCATCGGCGCGTGTACGTTCGGCCGCGAGTTGTTCCTGCAGGGTGCGCAGGGTGTTGCTGGTGGCTTCGTCGGCGGTGCGGTCGACCTTGGCCGACGACAGCCACTGGCGCAGCCACAACGACACCGCGATCAGCACGCCCGAGGTCCCGCCCAGGTACTTGGCCCAATCCGGCACGCCCGCCAGCAGGTCGCTCTCGTTCATGCGCGTGCGTACCCCTTGAGCAGGGCCGGATGGACCGCCGGTGGCAGCGCGGTACGCGCACCGCGCAGGGCGCGCTTGATGGTGGTCTGTGAGACGCCGAACTCACGCGCGACATGGTCGCGCGGCATGCCGCTGGCGACCGCGCGGGCGATCTGCTCACGGCGTTCGTGCGCGCCGGCAGCGAAGCAGGACGCCAGGAACAACAGTTCGCCGCCGAAGTGCGCGACCAGCCGCCGGGCGGCGTCGTGGCCAAGGATGTCGATCAGCCGATGCTGGTCGGGCAGGGTGGAGGGGACGTAGACGATGACGCGGTGACGGCCGGTGGTGCTGGAGGTGGTCGGCGGCCACGCACGCACCAGCGTGAGGGCTGCGGATTCGCCGATGACCTCGGCCAGGGTCTGGATACTGTCGGGCAGGGCGTTCATGGAGGATGTCTTCAGTGGCATTGATCTCCACTGTTGCCATCCCGTCTGCCTAGTCAATACCTTTCATCTACTTTCATATCGGTACGCTGAAGACGTTCAGTCGTGCGCGAGGACGGGTGAGGAGCACGACCCGCCTGCTTGCAGTGCGCCGTATCCGCTTGCACTGGCCGCTGATGTTTTCCTGTACATCCGTACTCGTTGTCCTCACCTGGCAGGAACAGAGGCAGATCAAGGGGATGGGGCAGGTACAGGGTGAGGACGGCCCCCCGCCGCATGGCCTCATGCGCCGTGTACTGGCCGGAAACAAAAAAGCCCCGGACGGTGCCGGGGCTTCAGGACTGCAGGAGGCGCTGGATCAAAGATCGAATACCAGGTTGCCGCCGGTCTTGCGGGGGATGTACCCGGCGTCGCGCAGCCAGCGTGCCGCGTTGACCTGGTCCATGCGCTTGACCGGGAAGCGGTTGGCGAACATCAGGAAGCGCGCCACGGTGATCGACTCGCCCTTGCCCTTCAGGGCCGCGAGGGTTTCGACGAACCATGGCGCGGGCGGCTGCTGGTTGCCCGGGCGGGCCACGGTGCGCGCCTGCCGGCTGCTGCCAGCATCGGCCTGGGCAGTGGCCAGCGTGCACAGCGAGATGAAGATCGCATCCAGGCTCACGTTGTCCTTGCTGCCCTTCGGCTGGGACTTGAACAACTCGATGGCCTTCAGGCGCGTCGACGTGAACTGTTCGACCTCCATGGCGTTTCCTCTTTGCGAAATGGGTTGGGGATGCAGGGTGACGACAGGTGTCGTCGGTGATGGGGGATGACCTTACATCATTTTCGCCGATGATGGGTCGTGGCCTGCGGTGGGTTCAGCGGACGGGGCCGCACAGCCGACCCCGGTTCCGGCTCAGATCAGGCCGCGCGACAGCAGCTGGTCCAGTGATCTGCGGACCAGATCGGCCGGGGTGCCGTCGTTGTCGACTTCGATGTCGACCAGTTCATGCGGCAGCGGTTGCTCGCTGGCATGAAGGTCATTGCTGCAATGGCCCGGGCGGTTGACGCGGATCACGACACCACCGCGGCGGCGGATCGCGCGCGCCTCATTGGCGAAGCGGACGTCGGGTACCAGCCCGCCCTCGGGCAGGCGTGCGAACAGCGAGCGTACCCACAGTTCGGGATGGACGCGGTCACGCCCCCATTCGGTACCGGCGGTCTGCATCAGGTGGCGCGGGGTGAGTTCGGCCAGCCAATCGATGGCGTCCTCCTTGCGGCGGTCCAGTTCATGCAGGGAGAGCCCGAGGAGGGAGGCGACGAACTGGCGCAGTGGGGCCGCGAAGCTGTCGCGTGGCAGCGCCAACGCCGATGCCAGCCCATTGGCGAGTGTGTCCTTGCCCGAGCGCTTGCTGCCGGCGATGCCGATGTAGAGCGGTACACGCGCGCGCGGCGCCGGCCGCAGGGCGATGCTGCCCAGTGCAGGGCCGGCACGGAACGCGGCCAGTGTGTCGGCAATCATGCGATGACCGCTGTCGGGGGAGGCGGGAATCATGCGGAATCTACTCCTGGAGAAATGCGGCAGGTGCCGGAGGATCAGGAATCGCGACCGGCGAGGCTGCGGGCGTGGAGGAGGCGCTGGGTAATGCGACCACCCCGGGCCGCCGCGGCGATCGGGTCAAAGCACAGCATGGCGGTGCGGGTACGCCGGCCGGCAGCAAGGTGGTCGCGGATGGTCCGCTCGGACAGTACCGGTACCCGCTGGTGGATCTGCTGCACGGTCAGCTGCTCACCTTCGAAGGCATGCAGTCGGGGATGTGGCATGGCGGAAGCGCTCCTGGAAGGTGGCGGGCCGATACAGGCATCTTGCCTTTGCAGATGATTCCAGTCAACACCTTTCATCTACTTGCATCATGGGGCGGTCGATCTGGCTGGCTTGCGATCCACAGTCGCAATGCCGCTGCTGCCAGGCGCTCACGCTCGACCGCGCCGCGCGCGGCCAGGACACCCTCGAGATACTGCTGGCGATGCCGGCGCGGACTGACCGCCGTCCAGCGCCCGTCGTTGCCCATGCGCCGGTAGCCGTCCAGTTGCAGCAGGCGACGTGCTTCGCAGTGCAGGCGCCAGTCGTCGCTGCTGCTGTCAACGTCGCGACCATCATGGGTGCGTGGCATCTAGAACGGGCCTGCCGCATGCTCGGCGAGACTGCGTCTGCGCTCTGGCATCAGCCAGACCTTGGCCCGCTCCTTGCCCACCACGCGGGTGCGTACGCCATGGCGTTTGACCACGTAGGCGGCGGCCTCGTTCACCTCGCGACGGTTGGGCTTGTCGATGCCAACCGCGATGACGATCTCGGTGGCGCGGTAATGCGCGCTCCAGCGTTCGGCAGGGAGCGACCAGTCGAAATGGCGATCGATCAGTTCGGCGATCGGCGAGATGGGTTCGTGTTCGCTGTTGGTTGCATTCAGCGCATCGAGTTCCTCGGCACTCAGGTGCCAGGTCTCGCCGCTGCAGTACAACGCATGGGCCTCTGCCCAGACCTGCTGCATGTCGATCCGCGCCGGTTCGCCCAATGCTACGGCGTGCACGGTCCACCAGCGGGTGTTGCCGGTGGCATCGCGCAGGAAGCGTTCGTCGTTGACACTGGCAAACAGGATGGTGCGCCGTGCATAGCGGGATTCGGTGCGCGCGTAGGGGCGGCGGATCTCGTCATGGCTGCGCGAAATGAATGATTTCAGCGCCGCGATATCGGTGCGGCGGAAGGTGGCATCGACTTCGCCCAGTTCGACGATCCACTTGGAGATGACCTGCTTGACGTTGTCCTTGTTGGCCGGATCGAGCACCACCCCGTCAGCGATCAGTTGCAGCTCCGCCGGCGCCAGTTGCCGTGCCCAGCGCGTCTTGCCCAGGTTCTGTTTCGAGACGAACGTCAGTACGCCGCGCGCGACCACGCCATCGGGCTCAAAGGCGGCCGCCACGCCGGAGATCAGCCAGCGCCTCATCAGGACCTCCTTCAGCACGCGGCCGTCGGCCATGCGCGTGGGCTGGGCTTCCTGCACGGTGTCGAAGAACGCCTGCAGGCGGGACTGGCCATCCCACGGCCGTGAGGTGATCCAGCTTGCGACCGGGTTGTAGGGATTGGCTTCGGCCACCTGGCACAGGTTGGTCTCGAAGCTGGCGGTGGCCATGCCGGCGCGGTGCATGCAATCCATCACTTCGCCCGCCGCGACTTCCTTGGCGTTGTCCACGGTCGTGTGCAGCCCAGGGACCAGAATCTCCAGATCCTTGCGGATGACGTTGTAGCGCACGGTCACACCGGTACGACGGCACAGCTCGGCCAGGTTGCGGGCCGTCGGCAACGGCCGCCCGCGCGCGCTGGTGTCGGGAAACGGGGTGAAGGCATCGAATGCGGACAGGTTGCCAGGCACCTGGTAGCGCGCGTTGGCCGATGACGGCGCATCGTCCCCCGCCACGTCGTCGCCTGCTGCGGGCGGTGCGGGAGGCAACAGCTGGGTACGCACGGCGTCCAGCCCTTCACGCAGATGCAGGTCGTTGAAGTCGGTAGGACGGTCATCGTCGCCATGCAGCGCGGTGAATTCGGGCCAGGCCACGCGGGCATCAATGTCCGCGGCAGCCTGCGTGGCCAGGGTGACGCCCGGGTTGTCCAGCGGCTGCCGCGTCCATTGATCGTTGTCGGCGCACAGCACGAACGATGCGTCCGGCATGGCGCCGCGCCAGGCCCGGGCGACCGCGCCAAGGTTGCCTGCATCCCAGGCCACCACCACGCACCAGCCCGTGGCCTGGTGGATGGATCCGGCGGTGGCATAGCCCTCTGCAATGGCGATCGGTTGGCCAGGGGCCGGCTTGCCGATGACATGGAAGCAGCCCTGCTTGCGGCCACCGGAAAGGAAGTCCTTGTCGCGGCCTAGTGCTGGATCCACGCGGGGAAAGATCGCCTGCAACGAGACGATACGGCCCGCGCTGTTCATCACCGGCACCAGCAGGGCATTGTCGATATGGCGGAAGACCAGCCCATCGCTGTTGCGCACCGGCCACGACGCCACGCGCAGGCCATGTGCGTGGATGCCCTTGCGTACCAGATAGGGGTGCTGGACGTCGGCGGGAATGGCACGGTTCCACAGCACGTTGGCGGCCTTGGCGGCAGCGTCCTCGCGCTCGCGCTGATGCCGTTCGCGCTCGCTGCGGGCCGCTTCCTGGCGTTGCCGGATGGCGCGCTGCTCGGCCGCACTCAACGCGGTCGGCGATTTCGCGCACCAGGCATGGCGGGTGCCGGTCCGCCAGCTGCCGAACTCGCCGGCCGGCACATGGTCTCCAAACAACACGGCCCACCCGTTGCGCGTGCCACGACGGTCGCCTTCCACATGGAAGCGAACCAGGGTGCCATCGGCATTGAGCGCGTCGCGGCCGCGCGCGTCCGGCACGATGCCGTGCGCGTGCATGGCCTGCAGGAACGCGGGAACGATGTCCTGCGTGGGATGCGGTGTGTGCATTCGACGGAGCCCCTGGGAACGTGGATCGGTCCACGGCGGCCGATGGCGGCCAACGTGCTGTGCAGTTTCTGGCGTGCGCAGGTCACGCAGCGGCCGACCGATGCAGTGCGGTCAGGATGTGATGGGAGGTGGTGGCACGGTCATGGTGTCGGAACGTGGCTTCATTTGCAACACCTTCCAGTACCTTGCATCCCCGGGCGCGCTCAGGCCATCCAGTACGCGTTGGATCTGCGATGGCGTTCGCAGATCGCCGTGGTCGCGCCGATGCGTCGCAGTTGGCGAGAACTGGTTTTCGGATGATGCGATCGCCGTCAGCGACGGCCCTTCGTTTCTCTCCACCGCGCCTTCGGGCGCCCGTGCACAAGGAGCCTGCATGTTTGAAATCCACTGCAAGCACGAACGCCGATCCGCCGCGGAATCCGCGTCGTTGACGGTCGTTGCGACGTTCTCAATCGGTGCGACCACCCCTCGATAAAATACAACCCGCATGACGGACACCATCGACGAAGCGCAGGAAATGGAAGCGCGCCACCTGCAACGCGCCCTGGCCCAGCACGCAACGCGGGCCAGCAACGTTGCCCCTCTCACTCCCATGGGGGAATGCCACAACCCGGACTGCAGCGAAGACTTCGACAACGATCCGGCAAGGCTGTTCTGTGGGCCTGCCTGTGCCGAGCGTTTCGAAGCCATCCATCAACACCGCAACGCATAGGAACAGGGGACATGTCTCTGAACAGCAACGACGCTGGCTTCACCGAACGCATCGCCGGTTTATCGGCCGAGCTCGCCGTGCTGGTGAGCCTGGTGGAGAACCACATCCATCTGCAGCTGGCTGATCTGGCCGACTCGGGTGATGTGGATGCACAGGAGCGATTCGCGGTAGCGGCACCAAGACCCCAT